CATCAGCAGAATAAACCTTCCACCAACTTCTTGATCTTTCTGATTCAGGGAATTGCATCAGCTCGTAAGGTTTTAGAGGTTGGATATTAACTTGAGCAGTGAAAGTAGTTGTACTTCCCTCAACCCAATCTCCGTCTACATATTCACCAGCTTCACGTCTTTCAATTTCAATTGGAATCTTGTGTGTTAGTAGGAACTGAGGTTTTAACATTTCAACTCCTAATAAGAAAATACAGAACCATCTGCACAGCAATCAGTACACCCGCAATTATTATCGCAATCACAAGATTTGACTTGCGTTAGTGGGCTTCTTACATTATCTGGATTACTATTATTCGCACAGATATCAGACCAACTAATACCTCCAGCCCAAGGCATCATACCGTTAGGTAGATTGACAATAGAGTTATCAATGAGGTTTTTAAGCGCTGCTAAATATCCGGTTGACAAAGAAGACCAAACCTCAATATCACCAGTTCTTTCACGAGTGGACCATCCAACTAACTGAAACGATGCAGATATTGCTGCCATCCGTGCAGCTTGTTGTATATTACCATTATTCTGGTCTAAGAAGAATTGTATTTCTTCATCGCTAAATAATTGGTAAAAAGGAGAGTTAGGTGTATCTCCTATGAGAATTCTAACTTGCTCAATAGGTGTTAAGGCCATAGCCCCTCCTTGATAAATAAGTAGGGCAGACATGCTGCCCAAATTTTAACTAGCAGACATAATACCAGCAGCTACTAATTTAACTACTAAAGCATCAAGTTGTGCTTTCAGTGTAGCAACGTCAGCCGCTGCTGCTGGCGCTTGGTAAGCAGATTTTTTAACAGTACCAAAGGTAGTAGTAGTTGCAACGGGTACGCCTGTTCCACTATTTACCTGTTCAGCAAGGTCAGTTACTGCTACAATGTAGCCTGCACCGACAACTGGAGTTACAGCCATTTTTATCTCTCCTTCAAGAAATAGGGCCTTATATTTCAAAGGCCCATATCAACCGCACCTATTAAGGGGCAATACTTACACGAACAAGAGCTTGTGGACGCAGCACGGCGTTCATAAAGTTTGATTCAGACATAATTTCAATGAAATCGTCTTTTTCGTTCATGTATTCAAACCAGTAAGCTTCTTGAGCAACTTGATTCACAGTGGCAAAACGGTTAGCCGGAGCATAATAGGTTTTAAACAATGCTTCGGAAGCGACTTGTGGGAACACATAAGCGTCACCAGCAGGGATGTACGGGGTAGTGGTGCCAGTTACACGATCAACGAAACTACCACGATATTCAATGAACAGAATACCACCGTAGTAGAAGTTGCGATAACGAGCATCAAGGCCAAATACGTTCGCGGTCAGGCGACCATTCAATACCTGAGTACCTTGGGTTTGTTGGAAATACTTATAGGTATCAACAACAAATGGGTGGGTGATCAGAGCATTGAAGAAGCTTGGGGAGCAAACTGCAATCAAACCATCAACAACACTACCTGAAAGTACGCCATCTTGCACAGCAGCAATGATTGGCTCTACTTCTGCCAAAGGGTCAGCAGCAAGGTTGGTTAGGTCCATGGTTAGTTCAGTTCGGGTAACGCCAAACTCATTGTACCAGTTGATGGTATTGCCGTAAGAAGTTGCCAGAGTACCGCTAGGAGCGTAAACACCACCAGTGGTAATCAATTGAGCACGAGCACGTTCTAGAGTCAGGGCGTGGTTCATACGCATTTGAATCATTTTACGGCTACGAGTAGACGCTACAGATTCAGTTTGAATACCGGCAAATACGTTATCCCAGGAAATAACACCATCAATGTCATTAGGAGTGATTGCGTCATCCAGGGGGAAGTGAGGAACACTTGCAGTTAAGTATGAACGAGTTGGACCACGAGAAGCACTATTACGCTCATCCCAGTTACGATCAGGAATTAAACCTTCATTCCAAACAGTGCGAGGAACTAGAACGGTTTTCTGAGTCTTACGTTCAGTATCAAAGATACCAAGTTGGTTAAACAGGCCCCATTGGTTAGGAACGATGTTTACAGTTTCAGACAGATCAACTACGCGGTTGAAATCTGTAGGATTATAAGAAAGTGGCATATTATTCAGGTTCCTTTAGATGGTTTGTTCTACGATGACGCCTTGTTCCTTCAAGAGGTGTACAAGTCCGGCAAATTGAGTGGTATTCAGGAAACCTGAGGTGGCCTGTTTGATTGGATAATCTTTTAAGATTACGTTGTCACGAACATAACCAAGTGCGTTATCAGTGGTGTCCGCAGCTAACAGAGTGAAACCCTGTGGTTTAGCACTGTAACGATTACCAAAGAGAACAACAAACTCGTTAGTAGTTACAAGTTGAGCTGAGGCAGATAGTAGAGTGTAAGCAGTATCGGTAGCAGCTTTTGCACGAAATGCAACCACACCCATAACAACTGGAGTATCAGCAGCAACGTCAACAAACACTACTTCACGAGCATAACCAACACTAGGATCACGTTCGTGAACTACAAGGTCAGACAATTGGGTAAAACCGCGTTGTACTAGAGGCATTATTTAGCACCTTTTTCTTGGAATTGAGCTTTCAATAGGTCGGCGGTTTTATTAACACCGTCTGGTTTTTCTGGGGTTACTTCACGGCCTTGTGAGCCAACTTCTTTAAGCAGATCAGATTGCTCTACTTTTTCTTTTTCTTTTTTCAGTGCTTTTAGAACAACTTCAAAAACTTCGTCGGATACTTCGGAAAGTGACTTGAATAGTTGTTCAGCTTCGCCTGCATCTTTTTCTACAGAATCAATAGCATCTTTACGAGCTTTTGAAAGTGCTTCTACTTTTTCAGTTTCTAGTTCTTTAACTTGTTCTAGTGCTTTAGTGAGAAGAACATCTTTCTCAGCTACAGCCTCTTTTACAGCCTTTTCAATAGCAGTTTGATGAGCTGCTTTAGAGATGAATTCAGACATTGTGTCCTCTTCTTTTTTATTATCCACGGAGGGAGAAATTACACCTTTGATTAAATTCTCTGGTGCGGTAACGCCCTCTTCCTTTTGAGTAGAGGACTTCTTGATATCTGCTTTCACAGATTCAAAGTTCTTTTCAAACATAACTTGTGTTGATAGTACAGCTAGATAATCTTTACTTGAAAGTTCAGCAACAGATTTCTTAATCTCATCTAGTTCTTTATCAACTACCAGAGACTTCATAATCGTTACAGCTTCAACTCTTTCATTAATCCAATCTTCATACCAATTGTGGTACTCTTCAGTGTCAACTTCAGGTTCAGTGTCTAAACCCATAATCTTAGCTAACACGATTGCATCGTCATACCAAAGATCAAAGAATGTAGTAAGAAAATCTACGATATTCATCGTTACATTAACTTCAGTAGCTTTTTCAACTTCTTTAGTTGTAATGTCTTTGGTACTCTTAGTTAACAAAGTGGTGTGACCATTAGCAGCTCCACCAACAGATGGACCTACTAGTGCAATATGAGCACCAGCCACATCAAAGTTAAAGTTTGTTAATTTACGTGTTGCTTTAATTGTCATTCCAAGTCCTCTGTATTGGCCCTACATGAAACAGATACGCCATTAATTTCGCCTGATTTAACAGCTTTCCAAATAGCTTCACCTTCATCTGTTTCAGGAAAATGCCACCACTGTAACCATGAACCTGCTTTAACAATTCTCCCATCCTCGAAAGGAAGGTCTGTTGGTGTTACAAAGTTTTGAACAACTTGAGCATGTTCAGTTTCAACTTTATGGAAGAGGTTTGCTTTATTACAATGTTTAGCAAAATCGTTGCAAGCTTTTTCAATCTCTTTTGCTGAATAAGTATCTCCGTGAAGGTCAGTTGTATAACTTTCTTCTTGTGGCTCAAGAACAACAAACAATGCAAGTCGTTCTTCTTCATCAAGAGATTTAGTTACAACAACCTCTACTTCACTTTCTTTTCCTGATCCGCCGAAGTATTTCTCAATGAGAGCACTAAGGCCTTCTACAAACTCTTTTCTATCTGCCATTATGTATTCTCATTATTTCCTGTTGATTGATCCCCGCCACCTGTAGCTGAACCTGTCCCAGATCCCATACCTTCTACCATGCCTTCACCAGCATTTGATGTAAAAGTAGTTAGTTGTTCTCTAACATCTTCCAGACTTGTGTTCTCAGGGTCGGCGAAAGGCTTAGGCATACCAGCTTGCTCAGCAATCCAATTGATTGTTTCAGCATCTTGAGACAAAGCACCAGCAGCACCAACACGTTGGATAAACTTACTAAGTACATCGAGGTCTTGTTGAGCCAACTTACCAAAATCAAAGTAAGGTGTTACTGTACTGTCCCAACCATTTAAAGAAAATAGTTGAGGTATTAGGTCATGGTTGAGTTGGTCACGAATCTCAATAAGTTTTGCTTCAATCGCCATTTCAGCTACAGAAACTTTACTCTCTGCAAGAGAGAATGAACCTGAACCATTATTACCTAGACTTAAGAAATCAGCAAAAAGACAAGTTAAAATCTCTTGTGCATAACGTGCAATTATTTGATTTGTATCAAAAGCTTTTTGACCTGTTACCGATACAATTTGGAAGTCAAAGAACTTGTTGCCATTTTCATCTAATACTTGTGGAAGAATGAAACCTGATTGTTCTGCAACAGCAGCATTACGCATCATCTTCTTGTAGTATTCGTATACAGCCTTATCTTCTTCAGAAGCATTAGGGTCCATGTAACGAGGAGGAAGATACAAGACTTTAAAACCTTGCATGTCTTGAGAGACACCAATAGCTTCTGATTCTTCAAAAGCCTTTTTATATTTCCAAGACTCCCAAGCACCAACTAACGGGCTTTGTCCGTTAGGATCATCTTTAGTATTACCATTACGAAAAAGCATGAATTTCTTACGAGGAATTTTTACTTTATCCCCATAAATACTATCAACGCCTGAATAGTCATACTGATTCAAACCTGAGGGTTTTACAACAGCCTGCCATACTCCAGAAAGATCCCTACCTTGATTACTCCAATCCCAACCAATGATTGAGTCTTGGGAACGCTGTGGAAGTTTCTTAATACCAATTAAACCATCATCGTACTTGGAACCAGAAGATTTAAATCTTTTACGGTAAACTTTTTCTTGTACGTCAAATCCATAACGATTGAAACTAACAACTTCTTTAATGAATTGATTCCATGAGTGATCCATGTCATCCATACATTGACGAACAAATTCAGCTTTATCTTTTAGTTGTGTCTCATATCCTTCTGGAACTTTTACACTCCAAGGTACACGAGCAATCATCATTTCTACGAGATTAAGTGCTGGGGCAATTGTCCCATCTTTAGACATTTTCTTGAAAGTTTGAACAGCGTGCGGCCATCTTAGCTCCCAAGAACATTCTTCAAATACTTGTCCGCCAGAAACACTAAGAGCATTATATCCTGTCTCTCCAAGTTTTAAACGGATAGGTGTTTCATCACCCGGACTAAGGGGCTCTGTAATATCTTCAGCCATTGAGGCTCCTTAGCGGTTAAATGGATTAGAATGTGTAAGATCGGCAGATTGAAGGCCGGATAGAAAGTTGCCGATGTTTATCTTTTGTGCTAATGTAATAAAGGCATCTGAAGTGGCGTCTACTTGGTCATCCTTGTTCTTTCGGCTACCATCAAACTGCTCTAACTCATCAAAATATACATCGTTCCAAGAGCTGTCTTCTACATAATCAATAAGGCCGGCTTCAGCCGCCGCTGCGAAAGGTTGGAAACGAACCACCTTAGATTTATTCGTAGGGCGCATCCGAGCATAGAACCCTTCAGAAAGAAGTTCTTTGATCATCATCTGTCCGGCGGCTTTTCCAGCCTGTCCCGGCTCTTGGGGAAGTATGATTTGAGTACCTTCAGGATCAGACTTGGCAGTTTCAATAATCCTTTGCATCACCTCGCCAAATCTTGCTTTGAACCTTACAACATCAACAATGATGTATCTACCAGACTTTGTCTTTGCAATTAAGACACCTGCTGTTGCATCAGGATTTGGTAACGATTCAGATGGAAGGCTGCCCGCGATATCCCATGCTCTGCAATAAGAAACAATGTTCTGTTCAAATAATTTAACTGGAGTACAAAACTCTTTCTTAAAAAATCCGCTTGAAGTTTCCTTTGCATACCATGAACCAAGATAAAGACGTTCCATCTCTACACGGGGCATGTTCATAAGCTTATGAACATATGAAGGATCGCGGCGAAGTAAAACTGGATTATCATGGCAATTAGCAGGGAGGAAAACAAAAGACATAGGACCACAGTTTTCACCGTAAGTCTTTAATAACTCTTCTTTAGATTCATTCCAAACCATTTGGTTATCAATACGAACAAACCACATCCGTACGCCATCACGATCTTTTCTGGGTAAACCACGTTCGTCTAGATATCCGGCATCCTCAAGCCATTTCCGTAGGTATGAGTTATAATCCGGGTTTGCTGTCATCATCATCACAGGCTTCATTGGAGCTGCTGTACGCATACGTGAGATGAAATATAAAACCTGGCTTTCCTCAAACTGTTGGGCTTCATCAACTAGAAATGCACTTACTTGCCAGCCTTGGAAGTTGTGTTTATCTTTCTCTTGTTCACAGCCCTTACAAACAATAGTAGCTTTGTTAGGAAAAATGAATTTGCTATCTTTGATTTTAAACTGAGCACCAAACCTCTGATAAATCTCTTGTCCGGTTTCTGCTGGTCCGCCGGGACCAGTCACTTGAACCATTGTCCTTCGTAGAATAACACCACGAAACTTTTCCATGGCAGGGTCTTGTGCCCACTGAAGAAAAGCCATAACACCCAGATAACTTTTACCACTACCCAAACACTTGTGAAGTTCGTTAAACTTCCTTCCATCACTGAAAGAATCGGACTATATCTTCAACCGTTAAGTTGCCCCCCGTTTCGATTGCACTTGCAACCTACTCTACTAAGTTCCGTATAAATACGTCTTTTCGATAGTCTCTGAACGTTACTTATTTCTAAGTCTTCGCTGCTGATTTTCTCTTTGAGAGTTCCAGCAATTAAAGGGGTTTTACGCGACCCATAGTGTTAAGCCGCGCCTCCGAAGAGGACTATATCATTTTCTGAAACCGCCTTAAGAAAGGCGGCTTGTTTAGGGCTGGCTGGTGCAATTATCTCTGTCAAATACAGCCTCCTCGATTTGTTCGATATTCTTTTTAACATCAAGCCAACGCTCTTTTGTTTCCAGAGCATTTGAAACCGAATTCCTTGCAACTCCGTAGAGATTTGCAAGAAACTTCTGCTCAACAAGACCTGACCGCCATAATATCAAAGCTTCTGTTACATCAATTAATGAAAACACAGCTTTACTATTGTATTTATGTTTTTCTATATTTAAATCATATAAAATATCTTTAATTTTATTTCTTTTGATTTCTCTGGTGTTCATCCAATCAGAGATATACTCTTGCTCAATATCATGTAAAGTTTTATGCAGAGATTTCTCTAATTCAAGAATATAGTCATCTGAATTATTATTCAAAGCTTTTACTATGAAATCAGGATCTGAAGAAAGATCAAAACCTTCGGAAAATCTTTCAATCATTGTTTTAAAATAAGTACCGCTAAATTGTCGGCCAGAAACTCTTTTAATTTTAGTTGAAAAATCTTTAGGGCCGCTCTTATTTGACCGTTCCCAAAAGTTCTTGTAAACTTCAAAGCTTAACCAATCTTGAATTTCGCCTTTAAATCTAAATACTGGAAATTTAGATCCTACATTTAGGAGAAATGGTTGGAAAACATATTCTCTTGGTTCAAACTGAGACATATACTTATTGTTGTTAAGTTTCCAGTTAACAAGACGTTTTTTAAGTTCCGTTTGTTTTCTGGTAGCTTTGATTCTTTCTAATATCTCAGGGGGATGAGTAACACCAAACATAGGGTTATTCTCACCAGAACACTGAACGCTTACCGCTTTAGAATATTCTTCACGCAACTTAGAATAAACTTTAGAATTGATACCTACATGACTATTGCCTGAAATATCATTTGTCCAACGAGAACTCATAATATGGGCAGCACGCATCAAACTTACATTCTCAGGAAAAGCTTTCCATAAAAGCATGTGAGCCACAAAGTGCTCCCTACCAGTAAACATTACCAAGTTTTCTTTATCATCACTTCCACCTAAACACCGTGGAATGATATGATGAATTTCAAAGTAACCTTCATGTTTACTTTTATCTAAGCCCCGAACCCTTGCTTTTTCTACAAGGGCATTATAAATCTTTTGGTAATTCAAAACTTAACCCCTGATTAGGTAATAATAAGGTGAGAACTATCTGCTGAATCAGCAGCAGAAGGGCTTGCAATCCCGTTCGCTCTCATTTATCTACAACTGGTGCCATCACTAAGCTTCGAACTCAGGACCTACCGCTTACAAGGCGGTTGCTCTACCTACTGAGCTATAATGGCAAAATTGGCTCCATACCTACGAATCGAACGTAGCGCATCTTGTTTAACAGACAAGCCCCCTCGCCTTGAGCGGTTGTATGGAATTAAACTCTATTCCTCCTCAGAAGAATCTTCTACACCTGTTTCACAGGCTTGCAAATACTTAACAGTCATAACTTCACGCTGTCTGCCACGTACACCCTTACTTTGAACTGCTGCTCGGAATGTATCCCAATCCATAGTTTCTAGTTCCTCCTTGGTATAAATCTTAGCTGCAAGAGGTACTGGAATTGCATTAATGCCAGGAGTTGGTTTTAGTTCATCACTACCGACGATTTCAATCTCAAGTTCAGCAGCATAAGGAAGGCCTTTAAGCCTTGGGCATGTACGATCTTTAAGGACAGCGCCTTGCTTACCAAGCTCAAGAAGCCTATTTACAAAGTCTACTGGATTTGTAGCGGTTAAGTTAATTTTCTGAGTTGCCATTTTTTTTCTATTCCTTTGTATTTAATTTATAAAGGAAATTCTACACTAAAATTTTCTAAAAGTCAAGCTTTTGAAATATTTATTTTAATTATTTTACTAACAAGCACTCAATTGAGTGCTTGTGATAAAACAACTTAAGGGCGCTCTTCCCAAAATAGACTGTATAGCACAGTAGGGGTGCTATTAGTAGCCTCTATTTTGATATAGAAAGTTGAAGCAGGTAGCCCCCTTTCATCACCAGCACTTGCTCCAACTGTAGATTGTTGAGCCGTTGCAGTAGCAGAAACTAACCTAATAACCTCAACTTCAGTCCCGCCTGTAAATGTCCCGCCTGTCTGAAAAGTAACTCCAGTGGTATAAGGAGGTTGAGGGATAGAAGACATCCTATTTTTACCAATCACGGGAACTGATGTCCATGTACCTGCAGCTGTTGAATCAGTCCACACAGAAAGTCTTATACTTCCACTACTAACAGAAATCGTCTGATCAAACAATACAAAATCTGTTAGAGATGTAAATCTAAAATACCTAACCTCACCAGAAGATAAATTAAAATCATAGTAGCTTCTGAACTGCCTACCTTGAAAGAAAGATGTCTGAGCTGTATCTACACGGATACGTCTATAATTTTCAAGAGTAGATGTATAAAAATCTTTTGGTAAGTCGGCAGTAGAGTAATGACTAGAGATAGGTAAAGAAAGCTCTTGAACAATTACATAGCCATCTTCACCTTTAATCCATATAGGTGTTGTTCCACTACCATAAACTACAGTAGTTTCCCCAGGAGAAAGAGGATCGCCATCATTAGCTGTAGAAGCAGGTTTAGATGCTGCTCTTTCAAGAAGGACAAATTTAGTATATTGGCTAGTTACTACAATACTCTTTCCTGGGGATATTCCAGTAAGAGTGTAGATATTATAATAATCAAGGGTGGCTGGTAATTTTATCTTTATCATTACATTCCTTTAATAGTTGTTGTGTGGAATGTTTGTTACTAAATACACAAATATGTGTATTGTAAATATGTATGCCAGCGTCCACAATCTTACCCTGACCTGACAATTCTCTGAACACAAGGTTTGCTCAGCCTCTCCACTTCTAAAACAGCTATCCGCCAGAATAGCTTTATCGAGGAACTAGGCAAGATCTTCGATACCAAGCCGCTAGGCTTGTTCTTTTTATACTTATACCGGAGTAAAAGTAATAGCGTTTACGTATGCACCAGTTGTGTTACCTGCTTTGCAACGGAAATACAACCTAGACTTACCGTTAGAATCAGCAGTGAGTGTAATCGTAAACACTCTAGGAATTGCACCTGAAACACAGGCAGTATCCAGTTCACCGATGACAGTAGTTCCGTCCGTGGAAAACTCAGCAAAACGAGTTGTACCCGCTGTGTTTTGGCGAGCGCACATTAACTCCCAAGTCGTCTGAGAACCTGGCACCTGATTAATCAACTCTTCTAACAAAACAAAACTGGCAGAAGTTGTATAGCCGTAAGCAGTCCGAGCACCATCATGCATCATGGTTAAGCTAGTGTCGCCTGTACCTAAACTAGTATTGGCATTACCACCTGTAATTGCAGGTCTGGCCCCCAAACCAAATACCGGCTCATATCCATTCACAGGAATGAGGAAAGGAACCTCGGCTGTAGCTGTAGCACCACGGGCATTGAAGACGCTGGCAATACTACTACGAACAACCAATGCACTATTGGAGTAAACTACAATGGCCTTAGCTGACTTAGGTTTTTGGTCGCCTATCGGGTTAGCTTTCTTCACAACAACAGGCGGGAGAGTTCCCTTAATCGCAGCAGCAGCACAGTCCATCCAGAATAGGGCCAGTAGCGCGTAACCAAGTGAGGTGTAGTGAGTGCTATCAGCAAGAATCAGGCTGTACCAGTTGAATGCAATCGGGTATGGGTTACACCACGACACACCATTCAGTTTCCAATCGCTGGCAAGTGCTTGTGGGTCTACCCAAGCTTCGTTGAATGGCTTGGAGCCAAGAGACTCATCAGTTATACAATCGGTAATCGGGTAAGGAGTACCGTACAAGCGGAAGGTGTGGTCTACTGCGATTACGTTACGCGCACCACACACAGCACGCATATCTGTAATTAGAGCATCATAGGTTGCCTTGGTTGATGCCAGGGTTGTAGTATTTGCTGTTGCATACGGACGTAGAGTTGTAACACTGTTACCTGCGGGCATGGTCATAATGAGCACACCAGCACCACCATCAGGGCGAGCCTGATAAGCAGGTTTAATAGTGTTGTTCCAGTTTGTTTGAACAACGCCTACGTCAGCACCTGAGTAGCCATATTTCTCAATGGTCACTGTGATACCATGCCTAACACGCATGTACTCAGCCATAGTCGCGGCGTAAGTATCAATAATCCCAGCTTCAATGGATGCACCAACAAGAGCAATCGTATCAATACCTGTTAATGGAGCAGGGCTGAGAGAGAAAAATCTGTATGGATTCAGGAGCATTATACAGTTCCTGTGATATATACCTTAAGACCTTTAGCTGTACCATCACCAATTTGATCAATGTCAATTGTAATTTCAGCATCATCAGCTAAAGATGCATCACTAACTACTGGAGGAATGGCAGCAGTGAAGCTACTCTTTTCAGTATTATCAATAGTGAGCTTGGTAGATAGAATGCTTGTACCACCCTCATTAACATCCACTGTTAGAATATTTCCA